TGATGAGGTTCCGGCAGGGGGGATTCATTCGACTACCGTCCGATGAGCCCGAGGAACAGACATATTTCCGCTCTGCTAGACGGCGGGCGTACTACTGAGGACTGAATCATGGCCATCGACAAATCCCTGTATGCGGCTCCCGTGGGGCTTGAGGCAATGGCTATGGAGGGGGCACCTCCGGCGCTGGAGATCGAGATCGAAGACCCCGAGGCTGTGCGGATCGGCATGGACGGGATGGAGATCGAGCTGACCCCTGGGGCCGGTGCCGAGGGAGATGGCGGCTTCGATGACAACCTTGCAGAGGTCATGGAGGAGCGTGAGCTGGAGGCATTGGCCAGCGAGTTGCTCTCGGACTTCAACGACGACATCTCCAGCCGAAAGGATTGGATTCAGACCTACGTAGACGGTCTGGAGCTGCTGGGGCTGAAGATCGAGGAGCGTTCCGAGCCCTGGGAAGGCGCCTGTGGGGTGTATCACCCGATGCTGGCCGAGGCGCTGGTGAAGTTCCAGGCCGAGACGATGATGAGCACCTTCCCTGCCGCAGGGCCGGTGAAGACCAAGATCCTCGGCAAGGAGACCCCTGCGAAGAAGGAGTCGGCTGAGCGGGTTCAGGAGGACATGAACCACCAGCTCATGGACAAGATGCCTGAGTATCGCCCTGAGCACGAGCGGATGCTGTGGGGCCTGGGGCTGGCGGGCAACGCGTTCAAGAAGATCTACTACGACCCGCATATGAAGCGGCAGACAGCGATGTTCGTGCCTGCAGAGGACATCGTGGTGCCGTACGGCGCGGCTGATCTGGCGTCGTCGCCTCGTGTGACGCATGTCATGCGCAAGACTGAGAACGAGCTGCGACGGCTGCAGGTTGCGAAGTTCTACCGCGACATTGAGCTGGGTGAGCCTCAGAACGTCCTCGACGAGGTCGAGAAGAAGATCGCTGAGCGGTTGGGGTTCCGAGCCACTACAGATGAGCGTTACAAGCTCTTGGAGATTCAGGTCGAGTTGGACCTGCCGGGGTACGAGGACGATGACGGGATCAAGCTGCCGTACATCGTCACTATTGAGAAGGGCTCTGCGAAGATCCTGGCCATCCGGCGCAACTGGAGGCCCGAGGACGAGACCAAGCGCAAGCGGACCCACCTCGTCCACTATGGGTACATCCCTGGGTTTGGGTTCTATTACTTCGGGCTGGTCCACCTGATCGGGGCGTACGCCAAGAGTGGCACGTCGCTGCTGCGGCAGCTTGTGGACGCGGGCACGCTGTCCAACCTGCCTGGGGGGTTCAAGACTCGCGGGATGCGGGTCAAGGACGACGACTCTCCGATCTCTCCGGGGGAATGGCGGGACGTGGACGTTGCGTCCGGGGCATTGCGGGACAACCTGCTGCCGCTGCCGTACAAGGAGCCGTCCCAGACCCTTGCGGGTCTGATGGAGAAGATCATCGAGGAGGGCAGGCGGTTCGCCAATACTGCTGATCTTCAGATCAGCGACATGTCTGCGCAGGCTCCTGTGGGCACGACGCTGGCGATCCTTGAGCGTACGCTCAAGATCATGAGCGCGGTGCAGGCGCGGGTCCACTTCTCGATGAAGCAGGAGCTTGGCCTCCTGCGAGACATCATCCGGGACTATACGCCCGAGGAGTACGACTACGAGCCTGACGAGGGAGACAGGCGGGCCAAGAGGTCGGACTACGACGACGTGGACGTGATACCCGTCAGCGATCCGAATGCCTCGACGATGGCGCAGAAGATCGTCCAGTATCAGGCGGTGTTCCAGTTGGCGCAGGGCAGTCCCCAGCTCTACAACATGCCGCTGCTGCACAGGCAGATGCTGTCCGTGCTCGGGGTGAAGGATGCCGAGAAGCTTGTACCGATGGACGAGGACCAGAAGCCCACGGACCCGGTGTCGGAGAACCAGAACGTCCTGATGATGAAGCCGGTGAAGGCGTTCATGTATCAGGACCACCAAGCGCATATCACCGTCCACATGGCGGCGATGCAAGACCCGAAGATCCAGCAGTTGTTGCAGGGCAATCCTGCGGCGCCGATGCTGATGCAGGCGATGCTGGCGCATATCAACGAGCACCTTGGGTTCGAGTACCGCAAGCAGATCGAGCAGCAGTTGGGGATGTCTCTACCCGCACAGAAGGACGAAGCGGGTGAGGACGTGAACATGGACCCGCGTGTGGAGGCGCAGTTGGCCCCGCTGCTGGCGCAGGCTGCACAGCGTTTGCTCCAGCAGAACCAAGCCCAGGTGGCTCAGCAACAGGCGCAGCAACAGATGCAGGACCCGCTTGTTCAAATGCAGATGCAGGAGCTGCAGATCAAGCAGCAAGACCAGCAGCGCAAGGTGCTGAAGGACCAGATGGACGCACAGGCCAAGGCGCAACAGCAGCAGATCGAGCGCGAGCGGATCATGGTGCAGAAGGAGGTCGAGGACAAGCGGATACAGGTCGATGCGATGAAGAACGTGGCGCAGCTACGCCACGACAAGCGTACCCACATGCAGAACACGATGCTGGACGCCCTCAAGCATGTGTCGGACAAGCGCCAGGAGGAGCAGTTGCGGCAGATGCAGGAGCGTCACAACCTGCGACAGCTCAAGGCGCAGGAGACCAAAGCGCAGGCGAAGAAGCCCGCGAAGGAGCGTTGATTGGACGCGTTCGAGGTTCTCGTCAAACAAATCGACGAGAAAGTAGGTCAGTTGAGAGACTTCATGGCTGACGGGAAGGCCGAGTCTTTCGAGGACTACAAGAGACTCTGCGGTGAGGTTCGAGGTCTGCTCACCGCGCGAGGTTACACCCTAGACCTGAAACGGAAACTGGAGAAACTGGATGAGTGAAATCCTGCTGGCTACAAACCCCAGCAAACCGCAGATTGTCGGTATGTACCGCCCCGATGCAACGGCGGACGAGAAAGCGCGACAACTGCCCGAGCCGTCTGGGTACCGTGTCCTGTGCGCGGTGCCGGAGGTGGACAGGGAGTACGAGGGGGATATCGGCCTCATCAAGGCTGACGAGACCCTTCGCAACGAAGAGACACTGACCACGGTGCTGTTTGTGGTCAAGCTCGGACCCGACTGCTACGCAGACAAGACGCGGTTCCCGAGTGGTCCCTGGTGCAAACCGGGGGACTTCGTTCTCGTCCGTCCATACGCTGGGTCAAGGCTCTTGATCCACGGCAAGGAGTTCCGTCTCATCAACGACGACTCCGTCGAAGGTGTGGTTCAGGATCCGCGCGGTATCAAGCGCAAGTAACAAGGAGCAGACAAGATGCCTGGAGCGAACAAGTTTGACGTTGGTGAATTCAAGTTCCCTGACGAAGAGGAGACTGCGAACGTCTCTACCAGTGAGGCCAAGAAGGACACGGAGTCCTTCGAGATCGAGATCGAGGACGATACCCCGCCGGAGGATCGCGGGCGTGCCCCGATGCCCAAGCAACTCGTCGAGGAGCTTGAAAAGGACGACCTGGAAGCCTACGACGAGGGCGTGAAGACCAAGCTCAAGCAGATGCGCAAGGTCTGGCACGACGAACGTCGTGAGAAGGAAGCGGCACTGCGTGAACAGCAGGAGGCGTTGGGCTTCGCGCAGCGTCTGCTGGACGAGAACAAGAAGATCAAGAATCTTCTCAGCACGGGTGAGAAGGAGTATGTCTCCACTCTGAAGACCGCTGCTGAAGCCGAAATGGCAATGGCCAGACGCGCGTTCAAGGATGCGCATGAGTCGGGGGATTCCGACAAGCTGGCTGACGCTCAGGAGCAGATGCAACGGGCGCAGCTCAAACTGCTCCAAGCTCAGAATTTCCGGCCTACTGCTTTACAAGAGTCGGAGAATGTTGTACAAACCGCTCCGCAGCAGGTCCAAACACCTGGTCCTGATCGAAAGGCTCTTGCGTGGCAACAGCGCAATCCTTGGTTCGGTCAAGACGAGGAGATGACCGCCACAGTCAGAGGGCTACATCAAAAGCTCGTCCGTACTGGCGCGGAGATTGGAACTGACGAATACTATGCGACATTGGACAAAACAATGCGCAAGCGGTTCCCCGAGTTTTTCGAGGAGCCCGAAGAGAAGCCGAAGACTGAGCCCAAGGCCAAACCCAGCACAGTCGTGGCTCCGGCAGTTCGCAGCACGTCTTCAAGCAAGATCAAGCTGACGGCCACTCAAGTCCAACTGGCGAAAAAGTTCGGACTTACCCCTGAGCAATATGCTCGTGCTGCACTGAAGTTGGAGAACCCCAATGGCTGAAAACCGCCTGACTCGTGAGATGGAATCTCGAACCGCGACGGAGCGGCCCAAGAAGTGGGTCGATGCCGAACTGTTGCCTGAACCCGACAAACAGCCGGGTTACAAGTATCGGTGGGTGCGGGTGTCCACTCTCAACGTCGCAGACCCGCGAAACATCTCGGGCAAGCTGCGCGAAGGTTGGGAGCCGGTAGGTGTGGAAGAACAGCCGAGGTTCAAATTCTTCATCGACAGAGAAAGCCGCTTCAAGGACCACATTGAAGTCGGCGGGCTGCTGCTGTGCAAGATGCCAGCCGAGTACCTGGAGCTGCGGGCCAAGGCCATCGCAGACAAGACTCAGGCCAACATGGAAGCAGTGGACAGCAACCTCATGCGCCAGAGCGACGCGCGGATGCCGATCTTCCGAGAGCGGAAATCCTCGACCAGCTTTGGCAGCGGATCGTAACTCTTTTCGGAGTCAACCATGCCCTATCCTCAGATCCCAGCCCCGTACGGGCTGAAGCCGATCAATCTGATCGGCGGTCAAGTGTTTGCTGGGTCCACGCGGGAATATCCCATTCCCTACGGGTACTCGACGGACATCTTCTACGGTGATTTCGTTGGTCTGACGCGCGGTCAGATTCAGCGTCTATCCGTCAGCACCGGTACTGCCGGTAACCAGACGGGTATCTTCCTCGGCTGTTCATACACCAACCCGTTGACGAAGCAGAAGCAGTTCGCGCAATACTGGCCTGCTTCGACGCTGGCTGGTGACGCTGTTGCCATCGTCTGTGACGATCCAGACACGGTCTTCAAGGCTGTTGTCTGCTCGGCCACGACGGCAGTCGCCTCTGGTGCTCGTGCCATGATCGGCCAGAACTTGGCCTGCATCAATAACACGGGTAGCACGGCTACTGGCAACTCGGCAAACGCCCTGCTGGCTCCGAGCGACACCCCTGCTACGACCAGTTCGCTGCCGGTCCGTGTGCTGGGGCTGGTCACCGACACAGCAGTTTCGCTGGGCACTGCGACTTACAGCAGCATCGCCACTTCTACGGTCACCTGCTCTGCGCTGCCGTTTGCTCTGCCGGTGGGTACGGATGTTGGTTCGCTTGCCGCGAACGGTCAGTACATCTCCTCGGGTTCGTTCGTAGACACGGCGGCTTCGGCTGGCGCGACTTCGTTCATCCTGAACCAAGCTCCGGGAACGGCATTTGCGGCAAGCGCCACCCTCGTCTTCATGCAGTACCCCGAGTTGCTGGTGAAGATCAACTTCGGACAACACCAGTATTACGCTGGTACGTCCATCGCCTGATAGGAGTTAGATCATGGCAATCTCTCGTGCACAACTCCTGAAGGAACTCCTCCCAGGTCTGAACGCACTGTTCGGTCTGGAGTACGCTCGCTACGGTGAGGAGCACAAGGAAATCTACGAAACCGAGAACTCGGAGCGTAGTTTCGAAGAAGAGACCAAACTCGCCGGGTTCTCTGCTGCTCCGGTCAAGCCGGAAGGTACGGCAATCGCGTATGACAACGCGCAGGAAGCGTGGACCGCACGCTACAACCACGAAACCATCGCAATGGGTTTCGCGCTGACGGAAGAAGCCATCGAGGACAACCTCTATGACTCGCTGTCGGCTCGCTACACCAAGGCCCTGGCTCGTGGCATGTCGTACACGAAGCAAGTCAAGGCGGCTGCTGTTCTGAACAACGGCTTCTCGGCTAGCTACGTCGGCGGTGACGGTGTGGCGCTGTTCTCGACGGTTCACCCGTTGGTCAACGGTGGCACCAACAGCAACACGCCTTCGACCCAGGCTGATCTGAACGAGACTTCGCTGGAAAGCGCGGTCATTCAGATCGCTGCGTGGACCGATGAGAAGGGGCTGCTGATTGCTGCCAAGCCGAAGAAGCTGGTGCTTCCGCCTGCTCTGATGTTCGTTGCTACTCGCCTGCTTGAGACGGAACTCCGTGTCGGCACGAACAACAACGACATCAACGCGCTGAAGAACAACGGCAGCGTCCCTGGCGGCTACACCGTCAACCACTTCCTGACCGACAACAACGCGTGGTTCCTGACCACCGATGTTCCCAACGGCATGAAGCACTTCATCCGCACCCCGATGCAGAACGGCATGGACGGCGACTTCGATACCGGCAACGTCCGGTACAAGGCCCGCGAGCGCTATTCGTTCGGCTGGTCGGACCCGCTGGGCATCTTCGGGTCCTCGGGCTCGTACTGATTCAGTAGCACGCTACTGACTGAAAGGGGGCCTTGTGCCCCCTTTTCTTTTGGGCTATAGTGGCCAAGACCTGGGATTCCACCCGCACCAGACTGGCCCAGCAGACGATGCAACGATGGGTGCGGGGACTCTTGCATGAGGAATCATCATGGGACGCTCCACCTTTGACGGCCCGCTCCTTTCGGGCGACAACCGTTTTCCCCCGTTCCGCAACATCGGCAGCTCTGAACTGGTTCAGTCCGGCGCGATGGTGCTGACCAACACCACGGCCAACACCGTCAACTACGGCGGCGCTTCTGGCCAGTTCGTGACGGACGGGCAGACGTTTGCCAATACGGCAGTAACGGTTTACACACCGTCCTCGACCAATCCGGTCCTGTCAGCTACGTCGATTCCCGCAGACAGCGCGACCCAGATCTATCGTGGCTTCGTGTTCTATCTGCCGACCGGATCGGACATCAACGACTTCTTTGTTGATGTTGGCGTTGTGCCGACCGTGGCCTCTGGTTCGATCAGCACGATCACCGTGTACGTGTCGAACAACTACACGGTCCAAGGTGGAACGCCGACCTATGCTGCTACTGGCACGATTTCGGCAGTCGGGCGACAGGCGCTGTCTACGTTCACCGGAACGCAGTTGGCGAATCAGTTCTCTTCGTCTACCGACATCCTGACCCCCAACGGGCAGGCCAACGTGTCGCAGCTTGTGTTCACGATCTCGATTGCTGGCACCAGCATGACGACGCTGAGCGCGGGCACGATGTATTTCACTGTGCGCTACATGCAGCCTGACGGCAACGTTGGTTCAGCGACCGCCTATCCTTACGGCAACTACGACTAAGTAGTCGATGGGCGGGGGGCTTCGGCCCCCCTTAGTCCAAGAAACGCAAGGAGCGCATCACCATGATGCAGACCGATGTCAAAGCGGCAACCGCTGCGGCAGGCACGAATACAACCGTGACCGGATACCGCGCGCGGGTCAAGGCAATTGCCATGACCTATACCGCAAGCGCGGGCGCGATCACCATTGCAGACGGTACCGGCGGGACGACCTTGTTCTCCTTCACACCTGCTGCTGCGGCTGGGTCTCTCTACATGTTGTTTCCCGGAGAAGGGATTCTTGCTCAGACGGGGATCTACGTCACAACGGGTACTGGCACCACTGCTACGGTGTTCTATGGCTAAGACCCCTGCATGGCAGCGCAAAGAGGGCAAGTCTGAGTCCGGTGGGCTCAACGCCAAGGGGAGGGCCAGCTACAACCGGGCTAATCCTGGGAAGCCGGGGCTCAAGGCCCCGCAGCCGGAAGGTGGTCCCAGGCGCGATTCCTTCTGTGCTCGGATGAAGGGCATGAAGAAGAAGCTCACAAGCACCAAGACTGCAAACGATCCAAACAGCCGGATCAACAAGTCTCTCCGGGCGTGGAACTGCTGAGGAGATACAGTGAATGGATCTCGTAGCAGTTTGGAACACTGTATTGACAGTGCTCCTTGGCATCGTGGGGTTCTTTATGACTGCGAAGTTCAAAGAACTCGACCGAATCAGCATCTTGCTCAACAAAACGCGTGAGGAAGTGGCTCGGGACCACATCACTCGATCTGAGTTCCGGCAGGACATGAAAGAGCTGATTGAACGCTTTGACAGAATTGAAGCCAAGATCGACACTTTGAGGACAAAATCCCATGCCGGTCAAATCAGCTAAGCAGGAACGCTTCATGCAGGCTGTGGCTCACAATCCGGCTTTTGCCAAGAAGGCTGGGGTCAGCAAGGACGTGGCCGAGAAGTTTGTTGGTCCGAAAGCCCACAAGGGCGGTTCGGGTACCAAGTCGCGTGCGGATCTCCAATCCATCAACAAGCCTGAAACCCATCGCGGGAAAATGGCTCTTTTCTCGGAAGGTGGCGACATGAAGACGAAACGTATGGCAAGCGGCGGCATGGCTCCGTCCAAGATGGGCAAGGTCACTGCGGGAGGCTTGCGCCCTCATGGTGAACACACTGTCCAGCAGAAGGGCCGCACCAAGGCCAAGATGCCCAAGATGGCCGGCGCTATGGCCATGAAGAGTGGAGGTAAGTGCTGATGGCCAAGAAAGAAGTTGGTGGCGGACGTTCCGCCGGGATTGGTGGCGCTACCGCTGAAGAAATGGCGGACTACCATGAAGAGGGCCTCACCACCGAGCGCAAGATCAGGCGCGGCGACTACGGTGGTCCGGGGATCGGTCCTTCGGACCCGATGCCGCCTCCCCCTCCAAAGGCTTCGGTCAAGAAGCTCGCCAAGGGTGGAGTGACCCGCGCTGACGGTTGCGTTCGCAAAGGCCATACCAAGGGCAGGATGGTGTGACATGGCAATGAATACGGGTTATGACCCGGCAACTACAGCCGCTTTGAACCGAATTCAAAGCCGCAATCGTCCATCCAGCGAACAACTTGCGGACTCGCCACGGGCGCGAAAGAAGTACGCCGGCCCTATGGAAGATCGTCCCATAGTGAACGGCAAGGCAGTGGTCAGTGCGGAAGAACTTGCGGACTTTCGTCGGCAATATGGATCCGACAAGACGCTTCGTGACTTGTTGAATGCAGACAAGGGCCTTGTGCGACGCAAGTCCCCTGCGTCGAAGTCTGCTGAGCCGAAGAAGGAAACGCCTGCTGTTGAAACGCGTTCGGCGTATGACCCGCGTGCTCGCGGCCAAGATCCGGTTATGCGGGTGACGCCTCCAAAGGAGAAATCGCCGTTTGGCACTCCGGAGGAACGCGCAGGCGCTCGCTCTATGATGGCTGCACGCCAACGGGCCGATGAGTTTGAGGCCGACTTGGCGGAAAAGCGTCGCAGAGAAGATCTCATGCGACCCGGGCGCGATGCCATTGAACCCGTTTACCCCGAGTTGATGATTGCTGGCCCCGGAGCGATTGGGGCGCGGTCTCTTGCGACTGGCGCAAGATCTCTTGCGTCTAGGGCCGTTCCAGAGCGTGCTGCCGCCCCGGCGGCGCGGGAGGCCCCTGCTTTTGATCTCCCGCCCGTTGCCAATCCTTGGCGTTATCCAAGGGTTAAGGCAGAGCGAGAGGCTGCGCAATCGGCTGGCCGAAAGGCGGAAGAAGACTACGTGCGCGATGTCATCGAGCGCGGCGCAGAAATGGGCATGAAGAAGGGCGGCAAGGTGGCCGCAAAACCCAAGGCATACGCCAAGGGTGGTGCTGTGCGCGGCGGTGGTATTGAGAAGCGTGGCAAGACCAAAGGCAGGTTTGTATGATGGCCTCTCGCGGGATGGGTGCAATCAGTACCTCCAAGATGCCTCGTGGCAAGACCAAGGCTCGGAGGGATGATACTGACTTCACGCAGTACGCTGAAGGTGGTCAGGTGAAGTCCCGCGTGAACGAGGCGGGCAACTACACCAAGCCTGGAATGCGCAAAAGCCTTTTTGAGAGGATCAAGGGGCAAGCCACGCAAGGCACGGCGGCAGGTCAGTGGAGCGCACGCAAGGCTCAGCTTTTGGCCAAGCAGTACAAGTCCAAGGGTGGGGGCTACAAGTGAAAGCCCCGCAGCAGTCCCTGAAGGATTGGACCGCTCAGAAATGGCGGACCAAGTCAGGCAAACCGTCTTCAAAGACTGGAGAGCGCTATCTGCCCGAGGCTGCGATCAACGCCCTGTCGCCTACTGAATACGCATCTACGACCCGGGCGAAGCGGGCAGGCAAGGCTGCGGGCAAGCAGTTTGTGTCTCAACCCAAGGGTATAGCTCAAAAGACCGCGAGATTTAGGTAATG